CTGGGACACGGGTTCTGTGGCTGCCAGTCGGTCTCCGGCCTGCCCTACTGCGAGCACCACGCCGCCCGCGTCTACACGTCAGCTTATCTGGCCGATCTGAGGCCGCTGCGGACATTTGCGGGCGTTTCGACTGTGATCCTCGGCGAGACGCACGCGCACGCCAACGTCAGCGAATTTCTCGAGCCAGCCTGAAAGGCAAACGGCCCGCCGGGCAAAGGCGGGCCGCTCAGAGGGCGTCGATCTAGCAAGAGGCGAGAAAACATATGCCGCGATTTGCCGAAGAGAGCAAGACCCCCATGTCGAACCCGGCCAAGGTTTTGCTTGCCTACATGCGCCTGTCCGGCCAATGGGACAGCCGCGCTTTGGCTGCCGAGTTTGATGTGCCATTGCGCACGATCCAGCGCTGGAAGATGGAATGCGCCGCCAGCGCCACTGACGCCACTGGCGCCATATCTGGCGTTCCGTTGGTACACGAACATAACGCCACTCGCGCCACTGACGCCACGGATGGCGCGCCACGAACGCCAGATCTGGCGTTGGCACGGGACTTGCAACGCGCGCAGGCGACTAAGGCATCACTACGTGATACTTCTTCTAATATTCATTTCCATCCTTCCTTCCGTCCAGACGCGCGCGAACGCGAGTCGGAGGCGCCAGCGGACGGAAGGCCGGCTTCGTTCAACGATGCCACGGAGTCGATGATCGCTGACGTGCTCAAGTTCATGGGGCCGACAGCGTCGCGCCAGAACGCAGAAAAGTGGCTGAGCGGTACGCTGTCGGTCTACGGCACCGACCGGACAACACGGGCCTGGACAGCGCTGGTTGCCAAGCAGGCCCGCAACGAGCCCGTCAGCCAGCCGCTGGCTCTGTGGGCCAAGACGGCTGGCGGTTTAAAGCCGCAAGCCGTGGGTCCGAAGGGCGCTGACCCGACCACGTTCCACATCGTCTCGCCGTCCACCGTCCGCTTCGCCAAGCCGCGCGAGGAGGTGGGCCATGCTTGACCGCCTCACCGAGCGGCGCGTTCCGCACAACATCGAAGCCGAGCAGGCCTTGCTGGGCGCGATCCTGATCGACAACGGCGCGATTGACCGTCTCGGCAGCTTGGAGCCCGGCGACTTTTACGAGCCCTTGCACGCCCACCTGTTCGCGATTGCGACGGCCATGCGCGGCGAGGGCACGCCCATCACGCCCGTGACGCTGGCCCAGCACGTGGCCGAATGGCCGGCGATTGCCGACAACCTCAGCGCCCGACAGTACGTCGCCCGGATGATGGTCGAAGCGCCGTCGATCCAGTCGGCCCCTGCCTACGCCGAGACCATCCGCGAGCAAGCCGCCCGCCGGCAGCTCATGGGCCTAGCTGATGATCTCGTGGTGGCGTCGCTCAATGCCGAGGCCACGGTCAGTCAGATCGCATCGTCAGCGGTGACCGCGCTCGATCACGTGCTGAGCATCAGCCGGCCCAACGGCCGCAAGGCGGTGCCGCTCGGCCAAGCCATGGCGGACGTGCTTGACATGGTGTCGAACGACGACGGCCGCAGCCGCATTCCCACCGGCATGACAGATCTCGACAAGGCCTTGTCGGGCGGCTGGCGGCGCAAGCAATACGCGATCATCGCTGGTCGCCCCAGCATGGGCAAAACGACGATTGCGACCTCGGCCATGCTGCGCACGGCGCGGGCTGGCCACGGGGTGATGTTCCTGTCACTGGAGATGCCCACCGAGCAGGTGGCGGCGCGGGCGTTGACCGATCTCGCTTACACGAGCACGCAGCGCATTGCCTACAACGCGCTGATCTCCAACAACGTCAACGAGCATCAGTTTCGCATGATCATGGATGCCAGCCGGCAGTTCCGGCAGCTCCCATTGGTCATCGATGACGAACGCGGCCTAACCATCGCGGAAATCGGCGCCCGCATCCGAGCCCAACAGCAGCGCTTCCACAAGGCCGGCATCGATCTTGGTCTCGTGGTGATCGACCATCTCGGCTTTATCCGCGCATCCGAGCGCTATCGCGGCAACCGGGTGCACGAGGTGACGGAGATTAGCGCCGGTCTGGGCCAGATTGCCAAGGATCTAGACATTGCGCTCGTGGTGCTGTCGCAGCTCAATCGCGGCACCGAAGGCCGCGAGAACAAGCGCCCGACGCTGGCCGATCTTCGCGACAGCGGCTCGCTAGAGCAGGACGCCGACGTGGTGATCTTCACTTTCCGCGAGGCTTATTACCTCGAGCGTATGCGCTGCGACGAGGGCAGCCAGCAGGAGCTTCAGCGACAGACAGAACTGGAAGCCTGCCGCAACACGATGGAGTTGCTGGTTTCGAAAAACCGGAACGGCCCAACGACGACGGTGCCGCTCTACTGCGACATGGGCTCCAACGCGGTGAGGGATCTCGGATGACCATCGCAACCCACTGGCACAAGCGCGTCCCGGCCGACATGGCCGCCGACTACATCGCCCAAGGATGGGTAGAGCACGAGCGGGAAGGACGCATCGTCACGCTGATATGGCCGCACGAGGGGGCACCGCCATGACAATCACCGACAGGCTCGACCTATGCAAAACTTTGACGCTGCTGAAGTCCTACAAGCCCCGCAAGCGCCGGGCTCGCCGCAGGTTCAGAACGCAGCGCCGGACGATCGTGGCCAGGCTGAAGAATGGCTCTGCTACGTCACATTCGAGGATGTGACCGAGTACGAGGCCAAGGGCTGGCGGGTCTCCGGTCCGCTCGGCGGCAATCATGGGCACTATAGCATTCTGATGATCTGGGAGGGGCAAGGTGAGCCGGGTTGAACGCATAGGCGACGCGACGCTGTACCTGGGGGATTGCCGGGAAATCCTGCCGACGTTGAAGCAGGTAGACCACGTTATCAGTGACCCGCCCTATGGCGACGCGGACACGCACGCGGGGCATTTGTCTAGCGTCATGCTGCGTAATGGAGAGCCTGCCGGGCAGGCTCTCGGTTTTGCCGGCATCTCAAGTGCCGACTTGCTGGAAATGGCGTCGCAATGGGTGTCCATTGCGCGGCGGTGGGTTGTGTTTTCATGCGAGTGGAAGCACGTTGCCAACCTGGACGAGGCCGGGTTGCTTGTGCGGTTTGGCATTTGGCGCAAACCTGACGGGGCTCCGCAATTTACAGGGGACCGTCCGGGAATGGGCTGGGAGGCCGTTGCCATCTGCCACCGGCCAGGGCGCAAGAAATGGAACGGCGGCGGTTCTCACGCTTTCTGGAGCGTTCCTAAAGCCGGTCAGTTCGGGCACCCCACAGAAAAGCCGGTCGCGTTGTTTTCTTCCTGGGTGCGCGATTTCACGGACTACGGAGATACCATCCTCGACCCCTTCATGGGTTCCGGCACTACAGGCGTTTCCTGCGCCAAGCTAGGCCGCCGGTTCATTGGGATTGAGATCGAGCCTCGCTATTTTGACATTGCGTGCCGCCGCATTGAAGCCGCGTATCGCCAGCCGGACCTATTCATTCAACCACCATCACCGGCACCCGTCCAACAGACTCTAGACCTGGGGGCAGCATGACCACCAACACCAACGTTCGCGAGTTTGCCGGGCAGCTTGCCGACATCTACGAGCGGGCTGCCGACCTTAAATGCGAGGAACGGGCTCTAATCGACGCCGCGAAAGAGGCCGGCATCAACACCCGAGCACTCAAGAAGGTCGCCAAGGAGCTCGGCGCCGACAGCAAGAAGCTAGCGCAGAAGTTGGCTGACGAGGAACAGCTCGACCTGTTCCGGTCGCAAGTTGGGTTGCTGAGGCTTAAGGGCCTCGAGGGCCGACAGATGGAGGCAGCATGAGCGTCCGCATCATCAACGCCGACGTGGTGGACGGGCTTGGCCAACTGGCTGACGAAAGCGTGCACTGCGTGGTTACCTCGCCGCCATATTGGGGGCTTCGGGACTACGGCGCGTCGGGCCAGATCGGCCTCGAGCCTACCCTGGCCGAGCACATCGCCAAGTTGGTCGAGGTGTTCCGCGAGGTGCGCCGGGTGCTGCGCAAGGATGGCACGCTCTGGCTCAACTACGGGGATGGGTACAACAGCAATCAGGGAAGCGGGTTTGACCTGAACAAGCTGAATAAAGGGATTGATACCAGCACAGAACGTGCGCGGTCGTCTGCCTCGCCAAAGCTAAAGTCGCCTCTCAAGCCCAAAGACCTCTTGATGATGCCTGAGCGTCTGGCCATCGCGCTGCAGGAGGATGGCTGGTACGTGCGAAGCCGGATCATCTGGGCGAAGCCAAATCCCATGCCGGAGAGCGTCACCGATCGACCCACCAAGAGCCACGAGCACATCTGGCTGATGAGCAAGGCGCCAAGATACTACTACGACGCGGAGGCGATACGGGAGCCGCAAAGCGAAGGAACGCACGAGCGTTTCGGGAAAAATCCCGCACCATCGACAAGGCGAAAGCTGGCAGAGCCGGGCAGTGGCACAAAAAACAACAGCAGTTTTGATGCTGCTATGGTGTCCATGATTTCTGCAGACGGCGCTCGCAACGCCCGCGACGTGTGGACCATCGCCACGTCATCGTTCCCCGAGGCGCACTTTGCGACCTTTCCCCCGGAGCTTGCTGAGCGCTGTATCAAGGCAGGCTGCCCGAAGGATGGCACCGTGCTTGACCCGTTCGGCGGCTCCGGCACAACCGGCCTTGTCGCCGATCGTCTCCAGCGCTCGGCCATTTTGATCGAACTAAACCCGACCTATGCCGCGATGGCGACCCGTCGCATCACCAACGATTGCCCGCTGTTCATGGAGGCTGCCGAATGACCAATTCCGACCTTCGCCAACGGGCCGAGCACATTGGCCGGCTCATGGACCAGCGCGACGACATCACCGACGACATCAAGGGCGCATTCGAGGCCGCGAAGAGCGTTGGGTTCAACTCTGCGGCACTGCGCAAGGCAATCGCCATTGCCCGCATGGACGCCACGAAGCGCGCGAAGCACGACAGCGCTCAAATGGATCTGGAGCTCTACCTCGCGGAGCTCGAGGGCCGACAGATGGAGGCCGCAGCATGACATTTGATGTTGAATTTGTCGTTGAGCTGACGCTCAAAGGGGCCTTGGCAAAAAGGCTGCTTCAGCACGCCGAGGCCAGCTGCAGGGAACCGGCCGAGATGTTGGCTGATGCGATCGAAACACTGTTGGTTGATGATCTCATCGAAATTCTGGAGCTGACAACGGCGCGCGATGTGCGCGCACAGCGCGTGAGAACATCATGAGCCAGAGAGACAGCGGATAGAGTCGAGAAGGCCGCGAGCTGGAGGTCGCAGCATGAAGCTCAAGGGCACGAAGGTGAACGGCACCGTCAAGGATGGAAAGTTTATCAAAGCCGACACTGGCGCCCGTCACCCCGTGGTGAAGGCCCGCCGCCAGCGGAACAAGGGCAAGGTCACAGGAGTGCGTCCAGCCAAGTGAGCCTGAGTGTGCGCGTCCCCGAAGGGGAGACAGATCATGAGCAACGTGATTCCGACTTACACCGTAGCTCGACAAAAGGAGTTCAAAGCGCTGACCGAGCTGCGCGCCAGGGGTACGAAGTGCCACGTCCCGCACCGCACGATTGAGCGGCGATCTGCCAAGGGCAAGACGGTGGCCGTGCGCGTCCCGTCTGCGCCGGGATACGTGTTTGGCGATATTGTTGGGGACCGCGTGCCGCTGGAGCGCACCGGGGTCGTGCTGTCCCGTCTCGGAGTGTCCCGCACGTCTGAGGTGCGTGGTCTGTATCCGCGCCGTGCGCCGCCGCTACCCGCGCCGCGTCCGTTTTGTATCGGGGAGCGGGTCGAGATCAAGGATGGGCCGTTCGCGAGCTTCCGGGGCACCATCGCGGCCAAGCGCGGCCGCCGGCAGTGGCTCATCGAAGGGAAGGGTCAAAGGATTGCTGTGCAATCGCAATCGTTGATCCGCATCGACCCTGGTTGACACTGTGACCAAATCGCGGCATTAGGCGAATCAGGACGAGCGCCGATTTTGTACCGCACCAGCGATGAAGCGTGGGCGCCCCAGCCGGACCACTGCATCCGGCCATCGGGCTATCTATGCCCGCTCCTGATACGCCACACACTCACACGATACGCGGCACGGAGAGACAATCTCACGGGCCGCGTTCGCGCACCACCCAGCGGAGGACAAGATGCGGAAATTGCCGATGCTTGCCGCCGCTCTGGCAATCGTTGCCACCCCGGCAACTGCGGACGGTTTGAGCCGCTGTTATGTGGAGGC